CTTATAATATCTTTTTGCGGATGGTGAATAGATAGATACCTTTTCAGATATTAACTGTGTTAGGTCTCTATCACTTGAGAATATAGTTTTATCCTCATCTTCAGAAATCTGACAGTAGTATGCAATTAAATCATCAGCCTCAGAATTTTCAACCTCAACTTGTCTTACAAACATCTCTTCAAGATATTGTTTAACTCGTTGTTTCTGACCTTCGTAAGATTCTTGCTTATACTCATTTGAAGCTTCTTTTCGGTTTAATTTGTATTTTGGGTATATCAACCTTCTCTGTGACGAGTTTGTTTCACTATCCCAAAAGACAACAACTTTGTTATAGTTGTTTTCCTCTATGAATCTTCTTAAGGTATTTAAAAAGTGCCAAATAGCACCGATATGTTGTCCGTTATGAAAGTAATCTTTCACTCCGTGGAAACCAATTTTTATTAAATTGTTCCCATCAACCAATAAGGTTTTTGTCACTTTTTTGTTTTTTAATTGTTACTACTCTACTTCTTCTTTTTCTGCTTTCAAATCGAAGTCACCATCAACTCCAATAATCTCCTTCCAATACTCAGCATATTCTTTCTTATACTTTTCTACGGAAGACTTCTCCTCGGCCGTGTCTTTACCCGGTAAGAACCCGTGTGGTGTTACAATAATTCTACCGTCTTCAAACCCAAGTCCGTTGATGTGATTTTTCATAACGGATACTTTTGTTCGTGTGGCAAACTTTACTGTTCGTTTGTCTTTGGTTGCCGTAATCTTAGTTGTACCAGCACCTTTTTGATTTCCAAACAAGAACACCAATGATGAGTTTAACCAAATAGCTTCACCACCTTTTGCTTTAATTTTAGGTTGACCAAATGGGTTATCAGGTAATTCAACCCAAGGTTGATTCACAATGATAAGGGTATTTTCAAACTTAGAATCAGATTTACGCGATCCTGAAATTCTTTGATTAATTCCCATACCAATCTTGTCTGCTAAAACACTTGCATTGTGTTGCTTACCACCTTTACCTTCATATGTCATCTTACAAGGAACAGACCCCACTGAATCCCATAAGAAACATAATGAATAATCCAACTCACCCTTCTCTTGTGCATCTAACAAACTATTGATGTAATCTGTAATTTGTTCGATGTATTCAAAGTTATTGTTGAAGATAAAGAATCCGTCCCAATCAAGTTCTCCCGTTTCTTCATCAACCACTTCTTCACATTCAAATCCCATTAGTTTTGCATGTTCAAAAGACCACTTCTGCTCTGTAATGATGAACACAGGTAAAATACCTTTCTTTTGTGCATCAACAGCAGTTTTAACTAATGCTGTGGTTTTTCCTGTATCAGAGTGACCTAACAACATATTAAGGTGCCCAATAGCGGGACCAGGTAATCCAACCGCATCTAAGAACTCAGAACCCAAATCAAAAAATCTTTGTGGTTTGTACTTCGCCGATGTGGAGAATTTTTTCTTTAATGAACCGAAATCGTTTTTCTTAATAGCCATATTACAATTCGTATACTTTAAATTCTGTAATGGTCTCTAACTTATCTTTTGCGTCAGTAAGTTGTCCAACCAAATTATCCATTTCTTCTGTGTGTTGTGGATGTTCTCCAATACCAACAGAGTTTGAGAAATAAATATATAAACGAGCTTCGGCATCTGCGATCTCAGCTTCATACTTTTTAATCAAAGCGTCTTTTAATTTTTCTGCAATAATTGGTTTCATTTTTTTGTTTTAATTAGTTAATAAAAAAAGCATGAACACTTGCAAGGTATCCATGCTTCGATGATTTTTTAGAACGGTAAATCTTCTGCCGGTTCTTCATTGGCCTGTGGGTCCGCAGGTGTTGGTGTTTCTTGTTTGTTTCCACCTAATGAAATTTCAGCTTCTTCACCATATACATATTTTTTAAGTTCAGAAGACCAAATTGGTGTTTCTCCAACCGCTACGGCTTCTAAATACTCTACAGGTTTTTTAGAGTAAACATCGTTCCATGTAAGTTCATCCTGAACCCATCCGTCCATAATTTCTTTATCTTCGTGAAGTGGTTGTGGGTCATCATACATGATTGTTTGAATAACTGTGTATTCTTTACCCTGTGGTGTTTTAGCCTTTGTTAGTTCGATGATTAAGTCACGACCTTTTTCTGCGTCTGTAACATCACCTTTAGCCTTCCAAATAGGGAGAATTTTATCTAACACACCTTCTTGTTTGTAGTTGTGTTTAAATCTCCAAAATTTAACACCATCTTGTTCATTATCACGGTCAACTACTTTAACGATATAAAACAATCGAGATCTATATTGTGAAGCCAATTCTTTGTCTTCTTTTTTACCTGTAGAGATAAGTTCGTTATATACTTCGGTCAATGGTGATCGTTCGTTGTCATTTTTATCAGGGTCATACAACTTAACCCATTGTCCGTTTACTTGGATCTCGTGATACCATACTTCAACAAACGGAGACGATCCATCTTTAGTAGGTAAAATACGAATTCTTCGTGATGCAGATTTTTCATTCTTTTGTAAAATTGCTGAAAAATACTTTTTCAAACGGTCTTCTTGTGAAATGTTTGATCGTTGTGAACTCGATGTTGTTGAGTTCTTTTCGTACTGTGCAAGTACTGAATCTAATACTGAATTTGCCATAAATAAATTTTTAATTATTACTCTTTTATCTACAACAAATATAAGTGAATATTCAAGTTTGTCAAATAAAAAAGGGACCGTAAAGTCCCTTTATATTATGTTTAATTTTTTTTTAGTTTTGGTCTTCGTTATCGTAGATATTGAAAGTTTTTTTGATCTCCCCTGGTGAAAAGTTTTCAACATCGTCTGAAGTTAAAACATATTCATTTTTTCCCGTTTTATCCATTTCAACTTCTTTGTCTTGGAAAAAATCAGTAAGTTTTTGATTATAAGGATATGAGTCTAACGATCTTAACATAAGTTTTTCCTCTGGTGTTTTTTCTCTATACTTATCGAATTTATTTTCAAGGTTATTTATTTTATCCATGATTTGATCCATCGTATTCAACTTACTTTCTAAATCATCTAACTTTGAGAACATGTTAGTCATAAATTCCTCTTGTTTTGTTTTGATTTCCTGTTGGTTAGTTACTAAATCGGTAATATCAATTTCTTCTGTATCTTCGGTTTCTGTACCAGTCCCTTCGGCATCCACTTCTTCTACATCAGGGTCCGATTGTATATCAATAGGTTCTGCCACTTCTTCAGGTGCTGCTGCATCTGTACCTGTTGCAGCTTCAGGTGCCGCTGCGGCATCAGGTGCTGCCGGAGTCGTTGCGGTGGCATCGGCCTCAGGAGTAGGTTCTTCCTCAGGTAATGGAGCATCTCCTTGTTCTTTTAGTATGTAGGTATTAATTTGATTAAACCTTTTTAGTTCTTCGATGATTTTTTTATCAATATTCATTACCTTATTTTTATCCGTTAAGTAATGTCTTAACACCTGTCGGTGTTTCGACTTTTAATGTTCTATTAGTTTTCATAGTGTTGTCAACTCTTTCAATAAGACCATCTTTCATTCTTATCGTATAACAATCACCTGTATCTAAATCACAAACTTCTTGATAACCATTACCACTATCTCTTTGGGTAACTCTAGTATCTTTTTTTAGATAGTCGTCTAAAAGTGCTTTCATGTTCATAATAATTTCTATATAAATATATCGTTTATGGGAAATAAGTTACCGCAAGCTCAACAAGTTGTTGATATGCACTATATACACTTGGTAAAATAGTTTCATTCTGTACATTTGTGAGAACAAAATCCTTCATTTGACTTGCACTTTTTCCTGTAAAACCGTAACCCGTATCCCAAGTCGCAATAATAAATTGAGCGATTGCTTGTTTTGTAGTTTCTTGTTGGTTACCAGTATTTAAAAGTTTCATTTCCTCAACTATTGGTCCTAAATTTTGATACAACTTGTAAGTAATTTCTATTGATTCGATGGCTTGTGCAAATGAGAATAATGGATTGGTTACATTATCAACACTAGTACACACCAAGGAATTAAGTCTTGGGTCGTCGCTGTATGTGTTTTTACCCGTCAACTCAAACAAGTTATTGTTAATAGGTTGTAATAGATTATCCTCGAAACCATTTGAAGATCTTGTAATTGCAATAACAAAAAGTGTAATAGCAATATTTTTATCAATACTTGGTATTGATTTGATGAGGTTAGCAAATTCATTAAAGGTCAAATTAC